AGCCGTCGCCGTCGCCGCAGCCGTCGCCGTAGCCGTAGCCGTAGCCGTCGCTGTAGCCGTAGCCGTTGCCGTTGCCGTAGCCGTAGCCGGAGCCGTCGCCGTAGCCGTCGCCGTAGCCGTAGCCGTTGCCGTTGCCGTCGCCGTAGCCGTCGCCGTAGCCGTCGCCGGAGCCGTCGCCGTTGCCGTAGCCGGAGCCGTCGCCGTAGCCGTAGCCGTAGCCGTTGCCGATTGGCCTAAACATTAAAGACCCCAATCATCAGGAACAGGGACACAAAAAACTTCTGCGCCGGCAGGTATATCAACATCAGGGATGGGGCGAAGATCGGCTTTTGCTTTTTTGGGGTTTGTTACCATCCCAGAAAATCCGAGGGAAGTCCACTTGAAAACATGCAGGGCTTTGGACAGATGGATGCGGCCATTCTCTCTGGTAACATCGCCAGCGAAAATCCAGCCACGATCTACAACAACAACAGCACGATTACCCTTCGGACGCTCTTGCACAGCATCCGCGCGCACATAGGTCACTTCGTCAATCTTGATGGTTTCCGGTTTCATTTGAATATCTCCTATAAAATTACATTGAATGTAATTACTTAGCCCTTTGCTACAACTTCTGAACAAGCCATTTGCCGCATTATGATTATACCCCTATGTATGGCATTTGTCAAGCTGGAGAGGGCAGTGATTTAGAGTGGTATATCACAGAAGATAGCAGGAGATAGACACATATAGCAGAACATGAGAAAGGTATTAGCCTGATGACCGTAGTAATTGCGTGACCACACAATGTGGTGCTGGTGCTGTAGTGCGGGGGTGGGGTGATACGGGGAGTGGGTGAATTACATGGAATGTAATGACAAAAAAAATCCCCGGCATTGCGCCGGGGATTTGTGTGGTGCGGTGTGGGGACTACTTGAACGCCTCGAACACTTCACCCTTCTTCCTCAGCACCGCGGCGCGGCTCTTACCGGCAGCGAACAGGCGAGTGAGTTGCTTGGCGTTCATGCGCGCCACCTGCTGGATCACCTTGTCGAAGGACTTCTGGCCGAGGGTGCGAACCTTGCGTTGGATGTTGCCCGCGCCGGAAGTCCGCTTGGCGTAGGTGACGTTGCCGTCGTCATCCACCTTGAAAGGCTTGTTGTCGCGTATGCAACGAATCGCCTTGAATGCTTCCACCTGATTCTTGCACTCCGCCAGCGCGCCGACCACTTCGCCGGAGGAAACGAGATACGCCTTGACGAACGCGCGAAAATCGGCGGCGTCAGCGGTGGCCCTCGCATACTTGCGAGCCTTCAATTCCGCGCCGAATGCTTCGCACATGGTTTCGGCTTGCTCCTCGGTGGACACTTCCATCGCGTAGGCGAGCCACAGGGTTCCGCGCGTGACGCGGGCTTGTTGGTTGAGTTCGGCGATGGCAGCCTTGATCTCCTCTTCGCTCGACAGGAAAGTGGTGGCAGCTTCCTTGCCCATCTTGGTGAAGTCCTTGCCGTCCTGCACCAGAACGCGAGCCTTCCCACTACGCTTCATGCTCTTGGCGTCCTTCGCCACGGTGCCGGGAACCTCGCCGTGGTCCTTGATCGCCTTGAGCGCGGCGCCGATGTTCGCCCCGATCACTACAGGCTTTTCCATCGTGTCGGCATGTTGCTTGAGTTTGTGAATCGTTGCCATGTTGAAACTCCTCACTAGTGATGCGGCAGGATTGCCGCAACTATGATTATACCCCAATCCAACAGGATTGCAAGCTAGAGAGACTAGTTGTTTAGAGGGGATTACATGCAATGTAATTCTTGGCTTAGTGTTAGTTGTTAGGCAGGACGATAGCAGGAGAGTTAACCCCCTCATACAAGCCGGGTTTAGGGTGAGGATTAGAATTGTTATGTGAGCATATCGACAAACTAACCAATTGATTTGATACGGAATGACAAACCCCTATCATTTCAACACAAAACTGTATCGAATCAATACCTTGTAGAACAATTACATTCGATGTAATTCGCAGGAGATCACAGAATTTATTTCAATGACGGGGGGGAGGGGGAAAAAACGGAGTGAGCTATTTGAGGAAGAGTCAATTTCTAACGCTGCTATAATTTTGAAAGGAGCTATTTAGTGAGTAACCACTAACCTAACACTGTACGTCAAGCTCGGGTACTGACCCTCGCAATAAGCCTTAACATTAAGGCTTAATTAAATATTTAATATTTAATATATTATATTTAATATATATATTATATTATATATATATATATATCTATTTACCTTGGGTTTGTATACTTACCTTCGGGCTGTATACACTTATATTATACCATATTTATACCCCCTTTGTCAAGTAATTTATTTTTTGTTATACCTATTGACATTTACATAATTATATGGTATAATATATAGTATGACAATGAAATCTCGTCTCCAAATCCTGTCCGATATCCTAGACCAAGGTTGGATGTCGAGAATATTCCTAGTTGCTCAATTCTACCTAGCTTACTTCATGGTGGATTGGGCTATGGCTTTTGGTAGTACTGCCCTGTCTATGGGCAGAGACTTGCTAGGTGCTGCTGCCGTAATTGGTGCAGTAGCTGCTGTTCCTCAAGCATTACTCATGCTTGCCACCAACAAATACATCGAATTACGCTATGCAAGAGACTTTGCAAGACCAAATCCCTGAAAAACGCCAAGTTACTACTTACTCTGAGGGAGATAAGTTTAAAGTTCTTACCACTTACCTAGTTTTAGGTAGTCTTGCTGAAACCGCTAGGGAGTTTAACATGCCCCTAGAAACTCTCAAGAGTTGGAAGAAGCAAGCTTGGTGGCCTCGTATGATGGCCCAAGTAAAGGGGGAAGAGAACGCTAAGATTTCTGCTCGTTATCGTAATATTGTTCTAAAGACTCAGGAAAAATTACTAGAACGAATAGAAAAAGGTGATATTACTGTAGGAAAAGATGGTTCCGAAGTAGTTTTACCTGTTAGAGCTAGGGATTTAGCCATTATCACTGGTATCGCCACTCAGCAATTAAGCCGAATGGACGAAACCAAAGACCACGAAGATAGTCTAACCGTTGCTGAGCGACTAACTAAGATCGCTGAAGAACTGGTTAAAATGACTAAATCTAAAAAAATCCCCGAAATCATTGATGTAACCCCTGAAATTGAGGTAGAAAATGCCTAGTTCTAAAGGATATAAGCGAGATTACAAGCAAGAGTATGCAAATGACTCTTCAAAACGCCGTAAAGACCGCGCTCAACGCAATAAAGCTCGTCGTATGATGATGTCTAAAGGTGTAGTTAAGAAAGGCGATGGTAAGGATGTAGGACATAAGCTCGCTATGTCCAAAGGTGGTAAGACTACAGCCAGTAATCTTATGGTTCAAACCGCTGCCTCCAACCGATCATTCTCCAGAACCAAGTCTGGTTCCATGAAATCTGAAACTTCACGAAAGGAACGCCGCCGTGGACGCTCTTAAAGCCCTCCTCCAACAAATCAAAGACCTTCTAGAAGCCCTTAAAAAGCGTTTTGAGACGTTTATTGATGAAGCTAGTACCCCCGTATACACTGAGCCTCAAAAACCCGCTGTAGAGCCTGTAAACAAGCCTGAGGCCCATGTTGAACCCCGGAACCCAATGGACCCTAGGTCAGTTCTAGGAATTCCAGTAAATGGTCCTGATGGCTCTGCTAATCCTGTGGGTTTATTCCGTGGTGATCCAGCCCATCCTAAGTACCGTCCCGGAGATGGCCGTAAGATCATGATGGTTAGTTACGCCTTGCTTGATGGCAAACCTTGGGATTTCTATATTCTACAAGCTGGTGAAGTATGGGACCTAGAGGTTCCTCCTGATCACCCCTCTATTGGGTTTAAGATTCCAAAGTAATGATTAAACTTACAGCAGAGATCATTGAAAGTTTCTCTCAAACTCTGCTTGCACCTTCTTTTGATACACCTGTAAAAACACCCTATTTCCACAAAGAACTGTGGGAACTGTGCTGTAGTGAAGCTCCTCTAGTTGCTGTCGCTGCTCCTAGAGGACATGCAAAATCAACTGCTGTAACGCTGGTCTATGTAATGGCAATGCTTCTGTTTAGACAGCGCAAGTTCTGTCTGTTGATATCAGATACTGAAGGACAGGCTGTAATGTTCCTTAACGATATCAAACAACATCTAGAAGGTAACGAGAATCTTAGGGCTTTGTTTGGTGTTAAGACTCTTGTAAAGAGTACGGAAGCTGATATGATTTGTGAGTTGAATGACGGATATCAGTTTCGTATAGTGGCAAAAGGTAGTGAACAGAAGGTTCGTGGTCTGAAGTGGAACAACTTACGTCCTGATCTTATCATAGGAGATGACCTCGAAAACGATGAAATTGTAATGAACCAAGAGCGGCGAGATAAGTTCAAAAGGTGGTTCTTTGGTGCACTCTTACCTTGCCGCTCCCATAATGGCCTAGTTCGTATTGTAGGTACCATTCTTCATATGGACTCTATGCTAAACCGATTAATGCCGTTAGCATGGGGTAAAAGTACTAGAAAAGAGGGTCTAAAGACTTTCGATACAAATCCTCGTAAAGCTTGGGAATCAGTTTTATACGAAGCTCATGACGAGGATTTTACCGAAATTCTTTGGGCAGATCGGTGGCCTAAAGAGAAACTACTTCTTGAGCGTGAGCGGTTACGGGAACTAGGTTATCCAGAACTATACGCTCAAGAGTTTCTCAATAGACCTCTAGATGAAGCAAATGCATTTTTCCGTAAGAACGACTTTGTTGGTATGTCCCAGCAAGAAAAGAATGATATAGCTGAAGGTAAAATGCCTTTAAACTTCTATCTTGGGGTAGACCTAGCTATCTCAGAGAAAGAACGTGCTGACTGGTCAGTATTCGTAGTTGCTGGAGTCAATGCTTTAAATCGAATGTATGTGGTAGATGTGGTTAGAGCTAGAATGGATGGTAGAGAGATCGTAGATACTTTGATTGAACTACAACGTAGGTATAACCTACAGTTTGTAGCAATTGAAGATGAAAAGATCAGTAAATCTATTGGACCATTCTTAAGAGAAGAGATGCAAAAGACTGGTGTATTTATTTCACTAGTACCGATTCATCCTTCAGCAGACAAGAAAGTACGTGCTAGATCAATCCAAGCTAGAATGCGTATCGGCAGTGTTAAGTTCGATACTTCTGCTGATTGGTATGCTCCTTTCGAGTCTGAACTTCTTCGCTTCCCTAGAGATGTGCACGATGACCGCGTAGACGCTGTAGCCTATATTGGCTTAGCTCTAGATAAACTAGCGGTAGCGCAGACTGTAGAAGAGATTGAAGAAGATGAGTATGAGAGTGAAAAGGTAGTACACATGTCTTTTGGTCGTAATGCTATTACAGGATACTAATGGAAAATAACATCATTGATCAAGCTCTGTTAAACGCTAACTTAGCTACAAATTTAGACGAAGATAAGCGCAACAAGATTGCCGATGACGTTATTCGTATGTACAAGTACGATGAGATGTCGCGTGAACAATGGATGAACAATAATGAAGAGTGGATGAAACTAGCTCTTCAAGTTGTAGAGAAAAAGAACTTTCCGTGGCCTGATGCTTCTAACGTAAAATACCCTCTTCTAACTGTAGCTGCTCTACAGTTTGCTTCTCGTGCCTACCCAGCTTTAGTAAGTTCTAGAGATGTAGTAAAAGCCAAACTCTTTGGTGCTGACCCTGAAGGTAAGCTTGCTGAACAAGTAAATAAGATCAGCAAGCATATGAGCTACCAAGTGCTGTATGAAGTAAGTGGTTGGGAAGAAGATATGGATAAGCTATGTTATATTCTTCCTATCATTGGTACTTGCTTTAAAAAGATTTACTACGACCCCGTTAAAAAGACCAGTTGCTCTGAACTGGTTATGCCTAAAGACCTAGTAGTTAACTATTGGGCTAAGTCTTTAGAGGATTCTCGTAAGACCCACAAGCTTTGGTACTCTCCAAATCGTATTCAAGAACTTATTCGCAGTGAGTTCTATCTTGATGTAAAAGAAGTTAAAGACCCCGGCACTGCTCAGTCTAATACTCAAAAAGATGCTCAGATGGGGACACCACCTTTACATCAAGGTGACGATCAATACGCACCTCGTCTTATTCTAGAACAACACACTATTCTAGACTTAGACGAAGATGGTTACTACGAGCCATATATTGTAACAGTGGATTTTGAGTCTGGTAAGCTTTTACGTATTGGTGCTCGTTTTCGTAAGGACGATGTTAATACTGATGGTGATAAACTCATCAGTATTAAACCTTGTGAGTATTTTGTTAAATATACCTTTCTACCAAATCCAGACGGCGGTTTTTATGGTGCCGGTTTTGGACTGTTGTTAGGTGGTATTAACCACGCACTAAATACATTAATTAACCAGCTTATTGACTCTGGTACCTTAAACACGCTACAAGCAGGCTTTATGTCTAAAGGTATTAGAATCAATAAGGGACCTATGAAACTTAGTCCCGGTGAGTGGATTCCAGTAAATAACTTTGGTGATGATCTTAGGAAAGGCATTTTTCCACTACCTACCAAAGAGCCCTCTAATGTCCTTTTATCACTTCTAGGCACTCTTGCTACAACTGGTGATAGAATTGCCTCTGTATCAGAGGTCAATACTGGTAAGTTTCCCGGACAGAATACACCTGCCTCAACTACTAGTGCAGTTCTAGAAGAGGGTATGAAAGTCTTTACCTCTATTCATAAACGTATCCATCGTGATGTTGGTAATGAGTTTAGGTTGCTTTATAAGAATAATCAAGTATACATGCCCCAGCGCGTAGAATTTACTATGCCGCTTGCTGGCAGTGATGAAACGAAGAATTATGTAATTCGCCAAAGTGATTACAACGATCTTAAACTACAAGGTGAAGCGGCACAAGGTGATCCCTTTGTAGCAGTGATTCTGGCGTCTGATCCCAATATGATCAATGACACCCAAAAGGTGCTAAAGACCCAACAATTACTAGAACTGCAAGGAACGCTTGGTACTCTAAACCCACAAGAGATTACTAAAGTGGCTTTAGAGAATATTGACGTAGAGAATAAAGTAGCTTTAATGACACCTCCTCCCCCTTCTGGCCCATCTGAAATTGAATTAAAGATGATGGAATTGGAAGAGGTTAAGCGTAGTAATCAAGCGCAAGAACAATTAGAATACATGGCACTACTTAGTGAGTCTAAGAAACGAGAGTCTGAAGTTATCCTTAACTTCGCTAAAGCTCAGCAACTTGGTGATGCAGCTATGATTGAAGAGGCTAAAGCCGAAGCCGAACGTGTTAAGACACAAGAAGAATCTTTCCGTCGGCAAATGGAAATGATGTTTAAGCGTGAAGAACACCAAATGGATATGGAGTTTAAGCGCGAAGAAAAGGGTATGGACTTAAGTCTTAAGGCTGCTGAAGGAGAACAAAAACTCCTACAAAATGAGCGTATGGCTCAAGCCAAAGAAGAACAGATGAAACGATCTGCATCTATGAAGGAAAAATCTAATGGAAAGTCTGACTAAAGAAGATTGGACTGATTGGTTATCAATGCCTACAACTAAGGCATTTTTAAAAGCAGTAGAAGATGAGCAAAAAATGATGTTGATGTATGTAGTAAAAAGGGAGGACATGGATTCCTACCAACAAGCTAGAGCGATAGGAGTTATGTCTGGTCTACAAAAAGTATTAGACTTTGAGTATACAGATGGACAAAACTAACGAAGAAGTAGTCAATGAAGAAGTTGTAAATAACGAAGAACATCAGGAAAACGAAGTAGTAGAACCATCTCCAGTAGAGGTTGCCGCACGGGAATCTGGTTGGGTAACTAAAGATGAATGGATTGCCCAAGGAAAAGACCCCGATGATTGGCGCACTGCTAGAGAGTTTCAAGAACGTGGTGAACTCTTTGAAGAGATTCATAAACTAAAAGAGAGCAACAAGAAAACCTCTAATGCTTTTAAGGTACTTGTTGAACATCATAAGAAAGTTTATGACAACGCTGTAAAAGAGGCTATTGATAGGCTTAAAGCTGAAAAGCGAGAAGCCCTAGAAAATAATGAAGTATCACGAGTTCTTGAAATTGACGAACAAATTGAACAAGTACGTGAGCGTAAACTAGAAGTTCCAGATGTAGAGGTAGATGAAGAAGTTGGCCCTACTCCTACATTTAATCGCTGGCATAAACAAAATCCTTGGTATAAACTTACCGGAGATGATGAAGCTAGTCGATACGCAGACGTAATTGGTGCTCAATATAAGAAAGCTAATCCAGAAGTTTCGGAGCGCGATCTTCTAGAGCACGTAGAATCAAAGATTGCACGACGCTTTCCTGAAATATTTGAAAACCCTAATGGGAAACGTGGACATGAGGTTAATCCTAAAGGGGAGAACAAGTCTTCTGGAACTGATAACTTTAAGTTAACAGAAGAAGAAGAACGAGTTTGTAAAATGTTTGTCGATCAAGGTGTCATGACTCGTAAAGAGTATATTGATGACCTAAAGAAGATGCGAGGTCGGCAATGATTGTACCTACTGGAAAAGCAATTCTAGTAAAACCTGATCCTGTGGAAACTACAACGGCTAGTGGTATCGTTGTGGCATTAGATGAAAGTCAGGAAAAAGCTAAATGTGTCTCTGGCACAGTAGTAGCTTTAGGGGAGTTAGCTTTTAAAGAGTTTCTCCCATTTCAAGGTATCTTTAAAGCAATCTACGAGCCCTACGCAGTAGTAGGCTCTCGAATTCAATTTCGACGCTATACTGGTGTAGGTGTAGTTGATCCAGATACCCAAGAAGAGTTTCTGCTAATGAACGATACAGATGTTCTAAGCCGTTTTGAAAAGGAAAAGAAAAATGTCTAAGCTTGAAGAGACTTTAAAGATGACATCGAAGGCGAAGCCAGAGACAGTGGCTAAATTCAAACGTATCCCTTTAGGTGCTGATAGAGATATCCTATGGGTTGATGGGATGGATTCCAACAAACGGTACGCTTGGATTAATGACTACAACGTAGCTTCTATGCAAGCATCCGGTTTTGAGTTTGTGCCTACAGGCGCAGTGCGAGTGTCAGATCACAATCGCTATGGCTCACAAATTGGTGATGTTGTTTCTAAAGGCGTAGGGGCAGGAGTAGTGGCTTACCTTATGTGTATCGATAAAGAACTGTACGAACAGGATATGAAGGCTATTGCAGCCAAGACTGACGCACAGGAATCCGGTATCTATAGGGAGGCCAAATCTGGTGGCCTTGAAGGTTCTCTTAAGTTTGGGCGCGGTAAGTCCAATCTCGAATAAGAAATTTCCGACAAGGCCAAAATTCAATTCGATATATGGAGTTAAATTATGGCTAACGTCGATCGTCCTAACGGCTTCAAACCCGTAAAGACATTTAGCGGCGCTCCTTGGCACAGCCTAGTTCGGACAATTGGTGTAGCAGATGGCGAAGATATTTTTATCGGCGACATCGTTAACCTAGAGTCCGGTCTAGCTGATCCCGGCGCTACTAATGATACAGCGTTTCTAGGCGTTGCGGTTGGTTTTGGTAAGGTTGATGCTGATGGGCGCCCTCTTGGTGCTTTCAACCCTGCCAATCTAAACAAACGCTTTTATGATGATAGCGAATCTACTCATACTGAGTGGGTTTGTTATTATGTTCCTGTGACTGATTGCATTTTTGAAGCACAAACTGCAACTGCACTAACCCTCGTTGTGGGTGGCACCTGCGACCTAGCGGATGCCGCTGGAAACGAAACTACTGGTATTTCTGCACAAGAAATTACCACATCCTCAAACGCTGATTTTGAGGTAGTTGAGATTCCTAAGTATCCTGATAATGATCCTACTGCTGTTTGGGGCCGCTATTGGGTCAAAGTTGTGACTGCTGAACAAGCTTTCCACGCTTAATCATAGGGAGATAACAAAATGACTATGACTACAAATAGTTTTGCAAAAGCCCTATGGCCCGGCGTCAATAAGTGGTATGGGGAAGGCTATTCTGACTATAGCCCTCAATGGACCGAAATCTTCGCACAGGATAAGTCTAGCCGTGCCTTTGAAGAAGATGTTGGTATGTCTGGTTTTGGCTATGCTGTTCTTAAACCAGAGGGTAGCCAAATCTCTTACGACACTATGTCGCAAGGGTTTGTTACCCGCTACCAGCACGTCGTATACGCACTCGGTTTCTCTATTACTCGGGAAATGTTCGAGGACGATCTATATGGCGTAATCGGCAAGAAACGTGCTAAAGCGCTTGCTCGTTCAATTCGTCTTACCAAAGACGTTCTTGGTGCGAACGTGCTTAATCGTGCGTTTACTCCCACCTATGTCGGTGGTGATGGTAAGGAGCTTTGTGCTACTGACCACCCCAACGTCGCTGGTGGCACTTGGTCCAACGAACTAGCTACCGCTGCTAACCTTAGCGAAGCTTCACTTGAGCAAATGATTATCGACATCATGAAATTTACCGATGATCGTGGTCTCAAGATTGCAGTTCGTCCTAAGCAACTCATTATCCCGCCCGATCTCATTTTTGAGGCTGAGCGTATTCTTAAGTCTGATGGTCGTGTTAACTCTGCTAACAACGATCTGAATGCTCTTAAGGCAATGGGTAAGGTTGGTAAGGTAACTGTTAACCAGTACCTCACTTCTACTACCGCGTACTTCCTCCAAACGGACGTACAAGATGGTATGAAGTATTTTGAGCGTCGTGGTGATCAGTTTGAAATGGATAACGACTTCGACACTGAAAATGCGAAGTTTAAGGCAACTTCACGTTATTCTTT